GTTCTACTACGACTAAGCTTGAAACCTTAGATGCTATGGGAGCTATTAAATCATCGGTAAAATAAGGTCAATGAAATCATTTCTTTTAATATTTGGGTTTTTAACAGTTACAGCAACCACTATAAACGTTACAGCTAAAAAAGAAGATAAGACAGTTACTGAAGATAAAGAGTTCGAGCAATTTATGAATGATTTTAATCAAACATTATCTAAGAATAAAGCTGTTCAAGTTAAAGCTGACAAGGCTAAAGAAGCCATAGTAACGTCTACCGTTAGTAAGTTCGCTGAGATAAAGCAAGAAGTGACCACCCTAAAAACTGAACTAAATGAAGTTAAAACTAAGCTTGACAGCGTTAGTACTGATACTCTCAGTCCATTTAACATACTCGCAATACCCCGCTAAGAGGATATTTAAAGGTGATTCTGTGGTTATTATGACTGTTGGTCAAGCAGACACCATTAACCTATTATACAAGTCTTATAACGACTCTATAAGACAATTACAAACTAAAATTAAAGATAATGACTCTATTCTCAGCATTAGAACTATTGAAAAAGATAGCCTCTACTCTTGGAAACATAAGTACCAAATTAACAAGTCTCTATACGAAGATTATGAAGCTAATCAAAAAAAACTAGATAAGCTTCACGCATCAAGTAAATTAATATTGATATTCATCATCCTTTTACAATTTTCTCAATTATAATAATATGAAACAGTTTTTCCAAGAAGATAATGGTAGGTTTAGCATGAAGCGTTTATGTGGTTTATTCTGTGTAATCTCTTTATGTGCTACTATGTACCATAATCAATTTAGTGAAGAGCATTTTGCTCCAAGTCCAATTCTAGTAGAATCAGTAGCTTTGTTAGCGTTCGGTTGTTTAGGATTAACATCAGTAGAAAAGATATTCAAGAAAAATGACTAATTACGAAAAGAGAGTATTTGCAATGGTAGCTACAATGTGGCTACTTCTTATTGCTTACTTCTTTGCTAAAATGATATAAAATGAAATTAACAGCACACTTCGCACTTGCAGAGTTTACTCGCAGTGAATCAGCTAAAAGACATGGAGTTTCTAACGAACCAACTCCTGAGCATTTAAAAAACCTTATCACTCTATGTGAGAAAGTATTAGAACCAATCAGAATGAAGTTTGGTCCTATTAATATTTCTAGCGGATACAGATCAAAAATGCTTAACCATTTTATAGGTGGAGCATTAAAATCAGATCATAGTTTTGGGTGTGCGGCAGACATAGATCAAGATGGTACTGGTACTGCTTATACAAACAATGAAGTATTCCATTTTATTAAAGACAATCTTAAGTTTAAACAACTAATTGCAGAGTTCCCAAAAGATGGTCAATTAGGGTGGGTACATGTTTCTTATGATCCTAATAATCTAAAGCAAGAAATATTAATTGCTACAGATAAGGTAGCAGGTAGAACAAACTATGTCCATTATAAAGGCAATGAAAAGCTAGTTAAATAAATTCCGTATCTTTATGGTCAAATAACAATTATGACTAAGATACAAGGTTTTGAAAATTACGCTGTAGATGAATTGGGACAAATTTGGAGTTTGCCTAAAAGAACAAGAAAAGGAACTAGGTTAATAAAGCCTTTGCTTCATGCAAAAAATGGTTATATGTATGTTGATTTATGTAAAGATGGGAAGGTTAAAAAGTTTACAGTTCATAGATTAATAGCTTTGAATTTGATACCGAACCCAGAAAATAAACCACAAGTAAATCATATTAACGGGGACAAAACAGATAATAGGGTTGTAAATTTAGAATGGAATACTAGAAGTGAAAACCAAAAGCATTCTATAAAAATTGGGTTAAGAACTGCTAATGGTGAAAAAAATTCACAAGCTAAATTAACAGAGCAAGATGTTATCAGTATAAGACAATCAAATGAAAGAGGTTATATTTTAGCTAAAAAATTTAATATAAGTCATTCAACAATTATTGATATAAAAAAACGCAGGTCATGGACACACATATCTAACTAACCAAAACCAACATACATGGCAAAAACCAAAAACGTGGGTATTATAGGCGATACTCATTTCCCATTCTGTCACAAACAGTATCTAGAATTCTGCTACGAGGTATTTAATAGATTTCAGTGCTCTGAAATAGTGCACATAGGTGACGAGGTAGATAATCATGCAATATCATTTCACTCTCATAACCCAAATGGACATTCTCCGTCTAAGGAATCAGAGTTAGCACAAAAAGACCTTAATATCTGGTACAAAAGATTCCCTAATGTAAAAGTGTGCATAGGTAATCATTCTGCATTACATAAACGTAAGGCACAAGAGCATGGGTTGCCTAATAGATTTATTAAATCCTATGAACAGGCTTGGGATGCTCCTAGAGGCTGGAAATGGGCTTTAGAATGGGAAATAGACGGTGTTCTATACACTCATGGTACTGGATCATCAGGACAAGCAGGAGCAATCAATAGAGCAAGGGATGCTAGACAGTCAACTGTTATAGGTCATATACACTCATTTGGAGGTGTATTATACAGCTCATCAGATAAAGACATGATATTCGGTATGAATGTAGGCTGCGGTATCGATATAGATGCCTATGCTATGGAATATTCAAGACCTTTCCCCAAAAGACCAACATTAGGCTGTGGAGTTGTTCTAGATGGCGGAAGAGTTGCTATATTTGTTCCGATGCCTTTAGGCAGTAAGATTATTAGGTTGCCTAAAAAGTAACTATAGTCTAGTAAATATAAGAAAGTGTGTATCATATTGACAATCAATAAGGTATGCACTTTTTATTTCCATTAGAATTAAATCGTAAATTTGTATGAACAGAGAAACTGACGTTAAGATTAACCAATTAATGAAAGAAAAGGCTTATTTAGAGGCTAAATTAGATTTAATTGTAAAAGAACTAAGACTAACTGTGTTAAAAAATAGTATCACAAATGTTAATGCACATCATACAATTGACCGAAGAGGAAGATGAAAGCTATGAGTTCCAGGATAATACTGAGGAATCAGATGCTTATATCAACATCTATCAGGTGGCGAGTGTAACAGGTGACGAAGAAAACAGTGATAGGTGTTTCGTATATATGGCTAACGAGGATTATTTCTATGTGAATGAATCAATAGATAGCTTTATTACAAGGTATCAGAGTATACTTTATGGTTCAGTATTGACTAAGTTTTATGACACTAGAAATAGTCATAATTAAAATAGCTCTCATGTGTGGTGTGTGATTGTGTGTATGTTTTGGTTAACCCTCAGGTAAAATCTGGGGGTTTTTTATGTCCAATTAATTATATAATAAACTGGACATTGTTACATTTCTATATAAATAAGTAACAAAAAGCCCCACAATAGACATTGCAGGGCTTAACCTTCTATTTAACTACAAACAAAACATACTATTTCTTGTTATACTGAGTAGCTCCGTAGCCAATAGTGACTGCAACAGCTAAAACGTATAAGCTTCTTTCATACCATTCCCATCCTAAAGGATTGTACTTATTGATGATGAAAGCGAATGGCAGGTACAAACCTACTAATAAAAGTGTTAAGTTGATTAAAATATCTCTATAAATTTTTGAGTTCATAACTAGAAGGGTAATTTTTTATCTGTTGGTTTGTAATCACCTGCTTTAAAAGTGTCCATTTCACAATAGAAATCACTTTGTTCAGGTCCTGCGTTCTTTTTGTCTTTAATAAGGATAGAACACCATCCTTTGTTAGATGCTGCGAATTCATTAAGCTTCTTTAAGTCTTCAGGACCGAATGAAACCTTTCTAAATGATCCGTAAGCTGATCTAAGTGTAAAACATCTTCCTAAGAAGTTCTCTTTTTGAGTTGCCATGTTATTTTTGTTTTGATTTATAAACTATTTTTTAATCCTTCCTTGAATTTCTCTAAGTATAATACAGCGTCCATAAGTTCTTGCTGTAAATGCTCAGCCCATTCTTTTGTGTTTAAGTCAGTCCTATCTAGGTTAGTTCCGTATTTCGTAAAGCCAATGTTAGCTCTATCTTTATACTTAGTAATCACAGACTCGACTATGCTATCTAACTTATTCTCCATCTGCTTTATATTTTCTTACTTGTTCTTTAAGTTGTGCTCTCCATTTAATGTCTACTGTGCCATCGTTTAAGATGTCTTCTACTAACTTAATAGTTTCAGCAGTAACGAATTGCTTTTCTTTAGGAACTACTGTAACCTTAACTTCTCTTTTAGTAGTCTTAGTTACTTTTTCTCCTTTGTTTTCTAACTCTAGATTTTCCATGATTTTTGTTTATTTACCCTGACCACGATATGGTTTTGGTGCGGGGCTATGTTTGTTATAAGATTTCTTTGCCTTACCTAGTTTACGCTTCCCGAAATTTACCTTGGTATTCGTCCCAGATGCTGATTTTGCTTTCGCCATTGTCTAAAAATATTGTTAAGTTAATTGTTCCGTCTGATACTTGCTGACATACTAAAGATGTTCCACCGCACATACCTAAGTGAGTTAAGAACTCTATCTGAGGTACACTAAGCCTATCACCAATAGCTTTAATCTCACAAGCAATGAACTGACCATAGTTCTTATGATAGCCTATGATGTCAGGTACACCTTTCTTACCTATAAACGACCTTCCTTTGACAGCTAGGTTGTTGTTTCTCCATACTTCATAACCTATACTATGTAAATAATCTATCATCATCTTGGTTAAGTCACTTGCGGTTTTGTATGTCATAAGAACGAAATTAATGTATTTAATCGAAACGAATCATTTCCTGAGTTGGTACTTTTACATATCTTATGCCCTCAACTATCTTTGTTTTACCCCATTTAAAGTATCTTCTTGCCTTTATTCTAAGCATCTCAGCTCGTATAAAGTAGATCCTATCTTTAAGGTCAAAGTTGATAGCAAAGAACTCAACTCTTTTATCTGCTATACCACTAGGCTTACCATTATCCTCGTATTCAAGCCACATATACTTCTGTTTAAGGGCTTTTGGTTGTTGGATGACTAATACCTTAGTGTTTCTAGCGAATAATAACAATGCCTGATAAGTGCCATCAGCAGCTTTAGCTTGTTCTATGTCGAACTTACGAGTATTCTTATAGTTCCTATTTAAGTCCACTTCTTCTAGGTAGATTTAGTTGTCTTGCATAAGAATAAACAGTCTTTGTACCCATACCAAGAGCTACAGCTATGTCTGGAACATCATCATACTTAGCAGTATCATACCATGCTTTTGTAACGATGCGTTTCTTCATGTTTTCGATGTTAAGGTCTTCGCCTTCTTTGTATACCACTTCAGGGTATCTTTCTTCTAGAAGTGTGATGTTTGATTCCATATTATTTTGTTTTAATGTAGTGAGTTTTTAGTTCTTTTATATTTGGGTTATAAATAAATATTAAATAAGGATCTACTACATCTTTTTTAATCTTACTTACCTGCTCTTCATTACATCTATATGGTACTTCAATAATCAAAATGTCTACTGGAGGTACTGGTATAAATTCATATTTACCATTACCCATACTTTCAATTATGTTTTTCATGTTTTTAATATTTATAGTCTTCAAATGTGGTTGTTTCTCCGATAAATCTTACAGCGAGGTTTTTTGTAGGTCCATGTCTGTTCTTTTCTACCTTAACAATAACTAAGCTACTAGGGTCATACTCCTTACCATCAATCTCTACAGGTTCAGTCATCTCGTAGTAAGATGGTCGCATAAGCATAATAACGATGTCACTATCTTGCTCAATACTACCTGATTCTCTAAGATCAGACAACATTGGTAGCTTATCTGCTCTTTCTTCTACCTTTCTAGATAACTGTGATAATGCAATAATTGGTACTTCCAACTCTTTTGCTAAGGCTTTAAGGCTTCTGCTTATTAAACTTACTTCCTGCTCTCGGTTTTGGTTTGATTTGCCTTGTCCACTCATTAGCTGAAGATAGTCCAGGAATATTACCTTAATACCATACTTCTGCTTCAGAATAGTAGCCTTAGCTCTGAGTTGTGAGATACTGATTCCGCCAGTATCTTCTATGTAGATGGGTGCTTGGATAATCTTGTCATCTGTCTTTAAAAGTAGCTTTCTTTCATAGTCATTCAAATTATTCGTTCTAAGGCGTTTTAAGGGCACTTGACTCGTTATTGACTCTAACCTTTCAACAAGCTGTTCGGAGCTCATTTCGAGGCTAAAAATAGCCGTAGGGACGTTATTTAGGATTGCTAGGTGGTAAACACTTGAAAGCATCATTGCAGTGTTGTGAGTAACAGTAGTATCCTCTAATAAAAACAATCCATCTTGATCTAAGGTAAAACCATAGTAATTGTCAAACTTATCAAACTCAACCTTAATTCCTGTGCATAGATGATTTTTGTTAGGATTAGGCACTCTGGCAATTTTGTGCCTTACCCTGCATGGTATTTCATTAATATTACCACTTATGCTTATTCTTAAAACTTCTACTTCAGTTCCATTTTGTGATCTAGCTATCTTTTTTCTTTCATTTACTCTAAACCCTAGTGTTCTAGCTAAATAAGCAATTTGATTTCCTAAATATTGGTTTTTTTGCACTATTTCATAATATTTACCTTCTGGAGTTAAGTACCCATCAGTATCTAATAATCCTGCAAGTAATTGTAATCTAAATCTTCTACTATTCAATAAATATTCATTAGGTATATGCTTATTGTTGACAAGATTTAATCTTTTTAACTCGTCCCAAAACACATTACTTTCATTTGAACCCTTATTATAATAATAGCTAACAGATGTTTCATGTTTTCTTTCAATTCTAATACCTAAACCAAACTTTTTACCATAGCTATATATTTCATCTATAATCTCGCTTTCCATAGCAGTTATGCCAGGTTTTGCACTTGTGCCATCACCTAACCATAATCCTAACATATATGGGCTCAATCTTCCAACAGAAAAATCATCAGGTCTTTCAAATCCTGTTTTATAACCTTTGTAGTTTGTCTTAAACTTATCAGATTTTTGTAAGTATTCTTTTACAGGTATGTTTAATACATCACCATTAAAAATGTTAATACCATTTCTACTACGCTTTAATGACAATATGTGGCTTTCGTTTACTCTATAGTCAAATCCATTATTTTGTCTTACCCAATACATATTTTCCATACCTCTTGCTAAAGACATGATTCTTCTAGGTTTACTATCTACACCCATAAGATATTCACCAACTTGCAAGTCTTGTACTTCTTTTGTAGTACCGTCAAACATAATAACTTTAGTTCCGTATCCTAAACACTTCCCTGCACCTGGTCTAGCAGCTATAATACATAGGTCAGGTTTACACCATCCTGCTATAGTATGGTTTAGTTCCTCAAATCCAGTATTAAATCCTAAAAGTTCCCCATTACTAGCTTTATCCCTAGCGTAGTTGATAGCTAAGACGATGTCTTCTATGCTTTTTTCATAGATATTGCCATATTCTTGTAAAGCTATAAGTTGACTATTTAAATCAGAAAGTAAAGCTATAGATTCACTATCGTTGTTTAAACATTGATTCTCTGCAATCTTAAGTACTTTATAAGCTTCACGCTTCTTGTACATCTCAATAACAATCTCAATATGTGAGTTGATATGGTGACTAGAAACTACGTTATCTGTTAGTTTAGATAGGTAGTAAGCTCCACCCACATCTTGGATGTCCTTATCTTGGGAAAGTTTTTGAGCTACTGTAGATAGGTCTATAGATACGTTAGCATCATACATCTCCTTAATAGCGTTAAAGATTTTTTGGTGCTTAAGGTCGTAGAATATGTCAGTTTTTAGATGACCTATAACCAATGGGATAGTCCTTTTGTCTAAAAGCAATGCCCCAAGTATGTTAGATTCAATATCTAAGGCTTTTGGTAGGTTTATAGCTATCATAATGACAATTTTTTAATCACTCTCTTGATAAATCTAATTTCCTTTTCAATCTTCTTTTGTACTCTTAAAATATCCTTATCTAGATGAGTATAGCCCATAGAAAATAATTGTTCTCTAACTCTTTGTAAGTCAGTATATTTAAATTCTAGTTTAAATTGTCTATCTTCTAGTTGAAATAGTTTAATCATTAAATCACTCCTATATGAACTATCTAAGTTAACATTGGCAATCATGCCATTTTCGGTAATTTTTATTTTTCCTACTGTTCCAATCGGTTTCATTATTTAAGTTTTATTTGTGTAGTTATTTTGTTAGTAGGTACGTTTGATTGCGTATTAAATTTGCTATTATTTCTTTTCCAAGTTCTTACAGTAGCCTTCCAATCTTTCATAGTACCAGAGTTTAGTTTCCATCCTCTAGCTTCATAGTGATCGCAGAAATATTCACCATCTAAAACAAAGTCTAATTCTTTAGCATAACTACTAACCTCTAAAGGCGTTGGCTTAATAAATGTCTTATTATTGTTAATTGTATTGTTGGGTAAAGATTCTTTACCATCTGAGGTAAACTTTTTTGACCCCTTAGGTAAACTTTCTTTACCAATGGTAAAGTGGTCATCTGCAATCCCAAAACTCCTATAATCATCTATAGCATCCTTAAAAGTACCTGAACATCTTAGGTGGTTAGTTTTCTCATGCTTAGTCACTAATCCTTTTAAAATTAGACCCTTAATGATGTTTAAGATAGACTGCTTAGATAAATCTAAGTCATCAGCCATTGTTTCTCTACTCATATAACACCAATGAGAGTCGTTGTTCTGCATACGAAGTATAGTGTCTAATACACAGTATTCGTTACATGATAAATGAAAAGCCTTCCTTACTGGATGGATAATCGTTGTATAAAATTGAGCCATAAAAATAAAAAAGCCCTCAGATTTGCGGGAGTCCGTACACCCCCACGCCTCTTTGGGCAATAAGTTTTAACTGCAAAGTACGGTTTGCATTGACAAATATACTATTTATCTCTAACTATCCTAAAAATAACATCTCTATTTTTGTG